TACTGTCATGTTAAACAATGATTGTGAGGCTGTTGCCATAATTTATTCTCCTGTTATATATATTTATCTTTTGTAAAAGAGTGCCCTAAGGCACTCTTTTATTATGCGCTACCTATTTCCCCTGTATTGAATATTCTTACTGGAATATAGATAAATTCAGCAGCCTTTACAGGTTCAATTGCTACGTCTACCCATAACTCATTACGATCTATTCTTGCAGGTGTATTGTTGCTTTCGTCACAGACAACTAGATAATCGTAAACTCCGCGCTTTGCTACTAAGTCAACGAAGAGTGTATCAACTACGCCAGATATCTGATTTCTTGTCAATGCATCATTTGGTTCGAAGACGAACGGACGTGCAGCGATTGTAAGTTGTCTACGAATGTATGCAACAAGTCTTGCAACATTTATTCTATCAAGTGCTGATAATGACTCAAAACTTGTCTTATTACCATAGTTCAACAAGCCAACACCAGTGAAGAATACCATTGGATTGATGTAGTTTGTATATAGAACATCTCTAATACCAACACGTGTGCGTGTTGTTACAAACTCACCTGTTACTGAATTTACATATCCAATGTTTGTTGCATTCTGTATTAAGCCTCTTGTTGTACCGGCTGGTGCTAACCATGGGTAAGAAATGCTGTCATTTCTAAGCAATGTTCTTAACATCATATGTGATGATGGAACTGCAACAAGTCTTCCGTTTGTTGGCTCTGATGCAATACCACTTGGATAGAATAGACCCATGTAACTGCTTCTTGTAACGAGTCCATCTTCACCGGTTGATGTTGCACCGGCTGCGTTAGTTGCCCATGCTTGAATTGCTGTTGCATCATCTGGGAGACGCATTGGTGTGTCACCTACAATAAATGCTGTTTCACCGCGATCAGCGTTCAATATAACCATATTTGGCTGAAGTTCTGGGTAGTTTGGTGCAGCAATTAAGTTGAAGAATTGATCTTCAACACGAATTTCTGTGTTGGTATCAACTGCTACACGCATTGCTTGTACAACCATTGCACGTTGTGCCTTGCGACCCATGTAAGGTGAACCGTTACTTTGTAGACCACTTGCTGTTACCCATGCATCCTTCTGATTTGGAAGTGTTGCATCGGGGAAACGTGTTGCATTGAAGTAGTTTACACGATACTTCTTAACGTTATAACCTGAACGGCGTGAATTGAATAATAACATACCGCTTGGGTATAACTCTGGTTCTGGTGCATCAAGATCCAAATAATTACTTGTTAATAAACTTACGATTGTTGGGATAGGATCATTTGCTGGGCTTGTTGTACCGTTTGGTGCCCAACGAGCATCAGCAAAAAGTATACCATTTGAATCGATTTGATTTGTGTTATCGATTCTTACCCACTGATCTTTGTTATCCTTATACTGCCAACGGAATATAATTGGATAATTTTCAAGATCACCACTATTAATCCAAAGATCACCGTATACAAGTGCTGTACCATCAGACTGAACTGTAGGCTCACTTGCACTTACTATTGGACCTGCAGGATCTGTTGCGTTAACAATAGTTGTTGATGGGAAACCATTGAAGTCATAGCCGATGTTCCTGTAACCATACCACTGACCATTGTAATTTACCATCATATCAACTTGATCAACAACGCTAAAGAACCAGTTTGTACCTTCACTTGGTGCATATGTTGGTGCACCTTCGTTTGTTACATATGTGAATGGTCTCCAGTTACTTAAGAGTGTTGTATAAGCGTTTGGACTTGCAGTACCTGACAAGTATGTGCATGATGTTACTACACCACCACCTGAAACTCCTGTAACGATAACTGTTAAGTCGTTTGCTGGAGTTGCGCCACCTAAACTTGTTCCTAAGAACTTAACATTATCACCTACAGCGAATCCAGCACCACCTGAAACAATGACTGGATCAACGTTGTAAACCTGATAAGGATTTGAAACTGTTACTGTTAAACCAGTACCCACTGACGGTGCCAATCCGTTTGCTGTCACTTCAAACTCTGTTGTGACATATGGACCATACTTAGCTCCACTAGTAGTAACTGGAGTAAATCCAGCTGCTGTCCAAAGACCAATTGATGCACCTGTTGTCTCGTCGATATCATTTAATACAATGACACCACCATCAGTATGCTCTAATTGAATTGCGCCACTTGTTGTTACAGTTGCAGTTGTGAATGGAATAGCAGCAGATTGCCATGCTTGAATAAAATCTGTGGCGTCGCTACTGTCAGCCAAATTAAATTCGTATTCAGATGAAAGAACACTGCTTCCTGGTAATGAAACTTGTACCTTTGCTACATAAGGACCGCTTGTGAATGAAGGGCTTGTATTAGTTCCTGTTACAACTGTTGGACCTTCTGCGATACGCTTCCATAAGTATACTGGACCATTTAAAAATTCATTACCAAATGCATATTGACCATAGATTGTGTTAGCTGGAATTGCTTGACCACCGGTAGCATCTATTGCTGAAATTGCTGCCCAGTCAGATGTAAACATTGGAACTGATTTTGGAATCCAAACCTTAGTTTGATTGTTCCATACACTTACTACAGGAACCATTCCACCACCAGCAGAATTAATCTTGAGCCATAATGAACCGGTTGGTCTTGGTGTTGTCTGACTACCCTGCCATAATGGAGCCTGTGATGCTGTTCCGTAAACGATAGCTGGTTGATAATAATCACCTGCTTCTACACCTAAATCATCAAGTAATGTACCTGTTCCTGAGATTGTTAACTTTGCATCTGGATTCATTTCAATATCTGCTTGTGCAGAGAATAGTTGAAATTTTCCGTTTGTTACTTTAGCACTTAAGTATGTCCAACCTAAATCATTAATATCAAAGACAAGTTGTGATAATACGTTATCGGGAGAACCTAACACAGTAATAGTTTTGCTGCTACCATTCATAGTAATAGTGATAGAATTACCAGGGGTTAATGACGGATTAGAGTTGCTACCTTGTACGGTTGGCCATGACTTGTACCATCCTTCTGAACCAATTGGAACCCAAACGTTATCAGGTGACTTGTAGAAGAATTGTGCGCTTGTAGATGAACTTGGATAACTTGTTGCAGCAGGAGCATAAACAGCATATGAACCAACTACACCTAAATAACCTAAGGGTAAACCACCTGACAATAATGAACTATCACTTAATACTAACGGAGTTACTGCACTAAATGTACTTGTTGTTTGATTAAATTGAAAAATACCCCAAGTAGATGTAGTAGTATTCTGCCAGTATGTTCCATCTGCAGGATCACCACTTGGACGACCTGTTGAACCTACTAAACTTGCTAAATCGATGTCTGCTCTTAATGTATATACAGTGTTTGTTATACCTAATGCAGAGTATGCTGCGAATAATCCATACTCATTGAGTTCGTATCCCTGAATTGGGGTACCATTTGATGTAGTATAGAAGAATGGATTACCGTAAAGACTTACTAGATCACGCTGGCTAGTAACTCTGTAAAGTTTGTTTGCGTTAGCAGCAGTCGTGCCTGGTGCTACACGAGTGCTTGTTGGGTCAGCCTTATTCTGTGCTGTTGCCAACACCACTAGTGGAATTGAGTTTGAGGGTGCAGGAAGATATTGCGCTTGATCAATAATTGTTACTTCTACACCTGGGGATACTAGTACCATAATATTTTTCCTTTATGTAAAATTATGAGGGTTACGCCCTGTATTGCTTAATATTATTTATGAATAATACCAAAAAACAGAGGATAAGCGTGCCTTCGAAGGTTATAAATACATTATGCCTATTAAAAGACCTATCTGTAAGTCATGTAATAAAAATAGCTGCGCTATTAACTATAAACGTGACGGGGTCACACATTATCGCAGTATATGTGATCAATGTGGTAGAAAGAAAAACAAACTTAAGGCAAGAATACTAACGTGGGAAAAGGCAGGATATCAAAAGAAAAACGTATGCGATGTATGTGGATTTAAGAGTATATACCCCACACAAATGACAGTTTTTCACATAGACGGAAATCTTAAAAACGTAAGTTATAGCAACTTACGTACAATATGTCTAAACTGTGTAGAGGTAGTAAAGAAAAAAGAGGTTACTTGGCGTAGGGGTGACTTACAAGTTGACTATTGATTTAATCTGTTGGTGCAGACTATCAATTGTCCCGTTGTTGTCAAGATAAAAATCATAGTCAAGACCAACACTACTATATTCACTAGCGTGAATTTTTAATTCTTCTAATTTATTCTTTGCTTTTTGATAGTTAGGATGTGTCAATCCTTGATTAAAAGTTATAGCATCGTCATACCAATCGGGCTTAGGACCTCGTTGAGTTCTTATTGTTAGTCCACCTGCATTTTTAATTGCTGCTACTTCATTAGGAAATCTACAGTCTGTAATTACAATGTGATCTTTTGCTTTTCTAAGTTTGTTTTCAACACTGGCGACCCATATGTCTGGGTGAAAACCTTGTCTACAAACCTCAGTTCCCCATTGTTGTAGGATGTAGCGGGGAGTCAAATTAGGGATGTTTAATCTTTCTGCCCACCAAGTATCTACCTGCTCACGCCATTCACGGCTAGACATTGTTGTTCCTTCTAACAATTCACGGTCCCAACCAAATACTGCTGATACGGCATCTTTTAACGCACCAGCAAAACTTAACCTTTTAAACCCGTGAAATGTTACAAGATAGTCTGCGGCTGTGTCTTTTCCGCTGGCTATAAAACCCGTTATCCCTATAATCATTTGACCCCCAAAATAATTTATGTTATTTTACTTGAGTGTCAACTATTTTGCAAGACTATTTTACCCTTGTATCCAAGTTAATGGTTGACTGTAATCAACATATGCCTTAAGTTCGTTGATAAGTCTTTCCATATCTGCTTTACTTTCACTCTTCATAGCAGCACCATTAAGACTTGTTCCGCCACCAGGACCTGCAATAGAGGCAAACTTTTCACGTGCTTCACCTATAATGCCCTTAAGGACTGCAAGTGTGAAGTCACCAATCCAAACTCCTGCACCCGGATCTTGTAGTAACTCTTCTACTGGGCGCTGAATATCTGCCCAAATAAGTATTCGTTCACCTGATCCCTTGAAATCACGTACAACTTTCAACACTTTGGTTACTGGGTTGAAAGTATATGTAACATATCCGCCGAACATTCTAGCAGCTAACTCTACATATCCTGCATAGAAGTCATATGTTGCCATGCCGCCTGTGTAATTGTAGTTAAGAAGGTACGTGTTTAAAATAGCACTTGAAAAAGGATCGAATGACGTTGAACTGGGGCCTGTTTCTAGACCAACTGTTCTACGGAACAAACTTCTGACATTTATAAATTCCGACGGTAACGTGTAAGTGTCCACGTTTTTAATAACCGTCATCAATGTATAAGATTCTACTGTTGCATTTTGGGCACGTTGCCTATAAACTTTTATAGCGTAGTTAAATGCAGCATCATAATGCTGAGGGTCTAACTCGATATCTATGATACCATCGCCAAGACGAAGTTTTAGGTTATCAAAAAGCCCTTGCTTTAATTCTGTTAAAGTAAGATTTGTAGGTGTTGCTAAAATATCTGCGGTCATAGTATTATCCAGTACTATGACTATTTATCAGATATCTCCTTCTTTGCGATTCTCACTATAGAAGGGATCAAATTCGCCACCAGGGTAGCGAGACATGAGTTTGTCTACGTTTTCAGCAATAACGTCATTGGGATCAACTCCAATTGCCCTGCATGCATTTGTCCAATACCACATGATATCCCCCAATTCACGGATCATATGAAATCGAACATCATCATTTAGT